ACCACTGTTTCTGCTGCATAAATGTCGAACCCTGCGTCAGTTGAGTGGTTACATGTAGGTAATGTTGCGTTATCTGATAATAATTTGATTTGTAATGTATTAATCATTCTTTGCGTCCTCCAATATTTTATTCAATTCATTCTGTAACTTATCGTAGTAAGGATTGTCCGACCACGCCTTTTTATACGCTAGGTGTGTGTTAAACAACTCGACCACCTCATCTAACTTACGCTGTAACTTGTCACGTTCTTTACGTATGCCCGTAATGTCGTTGATGAGTGTGTCGCGTTCTTTTTCGAGTTGAATTATTCTCTCGCCCAAATTTACTAACGTATTCATTCCACCATCTCCCTGTCTTTCCAAAAAAGAGGCGGTAACGTCATTTCTTTTTCAGTTTTAATCTTCATCATCGTTCCTCCCCAAAGATTTCTCTCCAGTTGCATACAGAAGCAATGTGGTACATTACATCTTGTAAATTATCCAATATTTCACCATCTTCATCGATATAACTTTCGAATTCCAGATACTCTGTTGAATTGCTCCCCTCAAAAGTAGCGCCAAAACCATTTTTAATACATTGAAATTTAAAATCATACCCCGCATATTTCACATGGAATTCTAGTTCCTCGTTCTCATTTTTATAAATTTTAATCATCATCGTTCCTCCTCTAAAATTTTAATCACATCATTGACGGTTAAATATCCTTGCACTACATCAACTTTTCCTTCTGTTATATCTGCCATCTCATACAAGCCTTGTTCACACTCATTACCGTGTGAAAATTTATGTCGAACCACACTTAGCTTTCTGCCTGTTCCTGTGCTGAAAATGTATTGAATACCTCCGAACACTTCTTTGTATTCGATATATTCATCACGTTCTAAAAACGCTACTTCTAGTTTCATTCGGCATCACTCCAATCCTCTTTAATAAATTCTGATAGATCCATCTAATTCAACGCCCACTTTATGCAAAACATCACGATACTTCTCAACAAATTTATATCTGTCTTGATGAAGTTTACTGCTCCATTCAGACATATCGTCTAATTTCTTCAAATCCGCCTTGTATCCTTCAATTTCTCTGTTGTAATGTTCTACATCTCCTAACGACTTCCAATAGCGTGACGTCCCGCATTCAGCGTTTAAGCTAGTACCTAATGCTTTACTTCTTTTGTTATGAGTCGTTTTGATGTTTTTTAGTATCTCTTTCAGGATCACGTGTGAATATCGTTTAATCATGCTTTCACCTTTTTCAAATGATTTTTATATCGTGTTGCATAATCAATAATCTTGTTAAGTTCCTTAACTTCGTCATCTTTATAACCTAAGCGGTCAACGTATTTACTTATTTGCGATTTGAATGCTCCTCTTAATTCTTCAGGTGAGTAACGTTCACACCAATAATCAATTTCAGAATTGCCATAGTGCGCAGGTCTGTCATGTGTTGCGATTTTTGTACTGCTCGGTATCGGGTACCACTCGTCGTCATCTGAAATAAACACTCCGAGACCTTTATCCAATAAAACTCTTGCGCTTCCATCAGCAAACTTAAATCTTACTTCCCCAGTCTGACCAATAGGCTCTTCTTCCCATCGTTCGTTAGCTCTATATCTATGGACACCAGTTATTACTTGAACTCTATCTCCAATCTCCAAATCTTTAACTTTCATATCGTTTTCTCCTCATGTATGGTTTAGTATTCACAATCTCGTCAATACTCCAGTAATTTTTATATCTGCTCAGCGCGATGCTAGGTGTGATGCCTTTGTGTATCATCTTTGCTTTTTGCGACCTTGTTAGCCCTATAAAGTCAATATCTTTCCACTCAACATCATTCATGACCACAACGCCCTGCTTTGTAAATAAAGGTAGTATTCACTCGGCTTAACTGATTGTGGATACTTTACTAAATGACTGCGGTCAACTCGACTCGCCTTATAAGCTTTATATGCTTGCTCGGCTCTCCAATGTTCGTAAGATTCCATCGTCGATTCTGTATGTTTAGGAGCCTTTTTACTATAAATGCGATTCACGATTAGCCCTCCTAAAAATCCAGTAATTCAGTTAAATCCAATTGACCTAGTTCCTCGAAACTCAATAAATTGAATGTACTTTTGAATTCATCAATATCGTCAGTAATTCTATTAATATGCGCTAGTTGCGTATCATCTAGTCCTTTGATGTGATATTGGCCATCGACGTTTCTGCTCACGACTACCACTGGCTCTTTGTTACTGTTGTACAAGTTATACATCTTGTTCATCGTCGTTTAGCTCCTCAATAATAAGTACCGTCCGTGCTGTTTCACTCCATTTTTTGAATGTTCTGATTTCAACAATTTGATTATCATCATTCCATAGCTTGCCATTGCCAGCATCAAGCACTGTCTTTAACAAGTTATCTAAATCAGGTTTTGTGTTTTTATATCTTGTTAACATTGCGGTTAACTTTTTCTTTGACCAACTTTTTAAAGATGGAAAGTAAAACTCAACTGTCAACTTAATATCCTTTTCTCTTTGTAAATTTGGCATTTGATCAGCAATGAAATTTTTGTGTTTTGTATAATGCGTAGGCATATAGGTCTGCACAAACTGTTTCACTCTTCTAAAACGGGGTCTAGGTGACCCCATAGGTTTATCAAAGTGTTTTTCATCTTTGTAAAAGATTTCTATTCTTGTTTCCGTCACTTAATCCACCTCTAATATCGTCATATCCTGCCGTGTATTGCGTTCAATTCTTTTTTGGATAAATAGGTCATATAACTTTTTATCGTCGCCCTGTGCCCACTCAATCATTTTCTGAGCGTACACATCTGAACACTCAAGATTTTCTTTCAAAAATTCTTTTGTGATTGTCGTAATTACCATGCGTCACGCTCCCTGTAATCGTCGCCGATAACATTAACTTTTCGACTACCTTTTTTCATTCTGGAATTGATTCTGTGCCAATGCATATCTTGATTAAGTTCTGAATCTTTAAAGTTAGTTGTAAAGATGTTGTTTTTATCTTGCCGATTATTAATAATGTCATACAACATAGATAAATCGTGGTCGCTATTGCTAACTCCTATATCATCTAAAACCAACAAATCTAAATTAACGAGCTGCTTCTTTAAATCTTCAAAAGTTTCAGATGATTTTTTGTTATATGTCGCTTTGATTCTAACCATCAAGTCAGGTATCTGCATAAAAGCGACTGTATACCCTTTATTTTTAATCGCTTTAGCTATTGCGTAAGCTAAGTGCGATTTACCAGTACCATAACTACCTCTAAAAAGTATTGATTTCATTTCACCTTTT